CATAGTACCCGCCATTGAGATTACCAATCGTAGTAGTAGGTAGAGTAATTGACCCCGAAGTGTACATACTATTCATAGTACTGCTGTCTATGGTAATGGTATCGATGCCACTGCCACTATCTATAGAGAATGTGGAACCTGCGGCACCGTAACCACTTAGATCTATTGTATTAACTTCCTGAGCAATAACATCTACTTCAGGACTGTCTAGATCCTTGTCGCTCACGATTAAGCCTTGGCTTCTTTACGGGCGTTCTTTTCTGCTGTGATTTCGTTGCGACGAGCTTTGACACCCTTGGCAACTTCTTGCAATGCCTTACGAGCACGAGTACCTGCGGCACCATTACCTGCTGTGAATTTTGCGTCCTCGGCCAAGAATGCTTCAAAGTCTGCTTTTAGTTGTTCGGTTGTTGACATAATTGTTTCCTTATAGTTATGTTCTAATACTTATAAGCAACCCTGCTTACAAGTGTTTAAACCTGGTGTGGTCGGTAGGTTTCGAACCTACAAAGGCGTTGTCTAGGACTTTGCCCCGGCACCAGCTCTTCCTAGGAAAAAGCGGCAGGTCTGCCAATTCCACTCACGACCACAAGTATAGTATATAACCTTGATTGCAAGAAAACAACCCCTAATACATTAAATATTGCACTATTATGATAGACTTTACTCAAATTATAAAAGATGGAATTACTATCCGTAGTTCTGGAACTAGTGGAGAACCAAAATCTTTTTACCAAAGCCCTTCCAAACTAAGAGCAGCAAATAAGGTAGCGAGAGAAGCCCAACACATTACCACAGCCAGTAAAATCTATACCTGTTGCAAAACAACACACGCTGGCGGCCTTCTAGCACAAACTCTACCAGCTCTCGAAATTGGAGCAAAAGTTGACATAGTACAATTTAATGCCTACGACTTTGTTCGCAACATACGCAATTATACCCACAGTCATATAACACCCCTACACGCTCGAGCCATAATGTTAACCAAAGGTTTTCAAACCTTAGACCTCACAGGCATTTGGATCACCTGTGGTGCAGATCCTGTGCAGTGGAATATCATAGAAGCATTCGTTGATCGTGGTGCAACATTCTTGGTCAATTGGGGTATGAGTGAAGTTGGCCCTATTGCTATTAATACAAGATTTGACACTATGGAAAAGGTGCTAGCCTATAAAGCGATATGTCCTGGTGACGCAACTATCTTAGGCGATGTCGGCTATTGTAACTTTAAAATTGATCAAGGAGAGTTATGTGTTGCCGGAGAGATTTGCGTATATGAAGATTGGTATGCAACCAAAGATCGTGTAAGTATTAGAGACGGAATATTATTTTATCACGGAAGAACAAACAAAGAGGTGGATTTGTGGCAACCAAAGAAAGGTTAACAACAGTATTCTACGGCAAAGAGTATCGGAAAGATCTCGAAATTTTCTGCGAACGAGCAAGAGATCAAGGATACAAAAACAATGAAAGTCTAGAAGCTATGCGATTAGATTGGTGCATCAGCAATGGCGGCCAATTTTTTCTATCTTACCTAGGCGATAAAATTATCAGCGTTAGCGGATGTCATCCCTTGTACAATGTAGGCAATTATTTCCGTGCATTGTTTCGGGGCGCTACCTTACACGAATACCAAAACTATTACGGAGTACCTAGTAAGGCACATATGGGATCAATACCATTTTATGATCACTTGCCTTTACAAATCGCTTGGGCTAAGAAAGATGTAGTGGTTACAACTAATTGGGACAATCCCGACGGAATAGTATCAATGAGCGGAAGTCATAGGGTGTTTAAGTTACTAGAAAGGCAAGGATTAGTGTCTTGTATAAAAGAAAAAGTAAATCTTTTTAATACAGATCAATCAGTGTGGAAAATTAATATAGATGCATATCTAACAGCTAGAGAAGGGTATAGGATTAGAAATGGATTATACTAAAAGTGATCAACTAATATTTGTATTGGCCAGTCCAGCCGGTGGTGGCTACAGGTTGGGCAGAATATTATGTTGTTTTAATAATGTTTTTTGGTATTCTTGCGTAAGAAATGGAATGTTTCCGTATAGTATTTTTAGAAAAAATCCCAATAAACCTAGACTAGCTGCCGCTAAGGTCAAAGGAAGAACTATTAGTAAATATCACTTTGACAGAAGAACACAGACGGGTATGATCCCGTTGTTAGGAGAACGTATTGAAAAGTTTTGGAAAGATAACCAGCTAGAAACTCTTTATAAAGAAAACTGGAACAATGAATTTAGGATAGCTGGCGGGCCTGAAATACTTAATATTGGAGCAAGTATACTCTGGGTACTTCATGATATTCCGTCAAATTTAGAAAATAAATTTCCAAATGCTAAGATTATTAATCTATTAGATGATGACATTTATTCTGTTATTGATCGATACCTAACAACTACTGCTCTATTTCCTTTTAAAATAGAAAATACAAATTTAAAACCTCTAGAAGATAACCAAGTTAGTAAAGACTTGGCAGAGTTAGAAAAGTTAAATGCAAATCCTACCTATAGAGATTATTGGGCCTGGACAAATAAGGGTGTTCCTGTGTATGATAATCTTTTCAACGAAGATTACATAAAATATGTATCATCAATCATAATAAGTCAGCAACAAGAATTGACAAAAGAAAATCCCAAGTACCTTACAGTAACTTGGGATACATTAAATATTGAATCTATTAAACAGTTTATAGGTGCATCGTCTATAGACGAACACTATAAACAGCTTTTAGTGTAGTGCTAATTGTCTAGGTACTGTATCGGCGGAAAGTTCACCAACATAAGGAGTAATAGTAATTGTTTCGTTGGTCATATTAAGAGTGGTGGCTAGAGCTTCATCGCTGAATGTAAACATATCATTAGCATCTACATTATACCAAGTGGCTCCTACTCCTGCTGCGGTGCTGTTAACCAAAGCAATTTGCTCTGTTAACAGTTCTCTAAAAGCTGATTCGTTGTATTCAATGTGATGTTCTAAAAGACGTAGTCCTGCTTCGATACTTTTAGCTTCATCTTCTTTTCTAACAAAAATGATTCTAGATTCTGCGGCCCAGTTTGTCCTAATAGCCATTGCGTGTCTTGTTATTTCAGTTCCTGAAATAATAACCTCAGTAGGCACTGTTCTAGCGTTATTAATAAAATCTTGCACACGCTGAATAACTTCTTCGGCAGTTAAGTTACTGTCAATTAAAATTTTATCGGGTCTGCCCAAAACCATACGGGCTGCACGATAACCTCTACGAAATGTTTCCATTCGTAATTCAGTGCAAACTTCAGTAATACCTGTTCCGATTGTTCCTGCAACTATGTATATTCTCATTTTTGTGTCCAGACTTATATACAATATTTATTCAATTTTTGTATAACATACTTTAATATTATCTTGAATATTTGGTTCAGCTTTGAACAGTTTAGGAACAGCTTCTGGAAATCTTTCCATTACCCAATTAGTGCTATAATTATTCCATTCGAAATTCTTTCTTTCAGCAAAGTCTGCAATTTTGTTAGTTTCTTCTTGAATCTTTTCCCACATACGTTCTTCGTTTACATACCACTTGTATATAGGATAGTAAATGTCAAAGCCGCCCATATGGAACCACCAGTCCTTTGCAGCCTGTGGTTCACGCCATACTAGCAATAGATCGTGCCCTTTACAGTTTTCCCAGATCCAGTCTAAATTGTAGGCAAACCAGTGACTTTTGATTTGCTTAAGGGGCTGTGTATTGTCGCTGAACGGCTTCAAACATTCTTGTTCAAATGCTTCCCTAGTATAATGATTCAAATTATCAAAGTTATGCCCAAACTCGTGATACGGCCCGAAGTAAGCACCGTTATGAGTATACGCTCTCCAAGAGTCATCTGTCACAGTATAATCCTTAGTATGCTCAATAGGCATACGATACATCCTATCAGGGCTCTGGTCTGTCATATCGTAGCCTGTTAGTTGTAAACGCATACGCTGACAAATCATACTCCAGGCTGATCCCGGAGCTCCTGTGCATAAAATTAGTTTAGGTTCATTCATATTAGGCAGTGTATACAAAAGTTTCAGTCCCATCTTCGTGTTGTTGATAGGCATCAAATCCAGGCTTTCCATCTTTGCGTGGACGATATCGCATCATATGATTGCCTAGATTGTAAAAGTTCCAAGTTTTTTCTGTTAAGTATCCGGTCAGGTGTACACTATATCTAGATTTATTTGATAGATTACAAGTTGCGTGTGGCATATCGTTGTGATTCCAGGTAATACACTCACCGGCACGCCAATGACTCCAAGTAGTATTACCCACACTCCATATATGCCCAGGCCGCCAATCTTCCATAAAAATCACAAATCGTTTTAATTTTTCAGGTTTCCAGGCCAACTCTTGATCCTTGTCACGGATAACGGCGCTATAAATGTCGTGATGCATCATTAAAATCTGCCCAGGTCGTTGAATATGAAAGCTGTCATAGCCATAATCTCTTTGAGCACCTTCTTGAGCCTTATCAAAATCTAATCCTAAAAATTCACCTATGCGTTGACAGCCAGCACCAGGTTTAGCACTGTCAAACATTATTAGATCTTCTAGTTTGAGACCCAACTTCTCAGCATCGTTGACCATGCTATGCGGATAATGTGTACTAGTCTTTTCCATATGTTCCGGCGTACCAGTTCGTTGTATCAAATTGATAGGACCAAAATTATTAGATTCTGCAAATTCTATTTCAGCTTGCCAATCGATACCTTCAAAAATACCCAGACGATCAATAACACAGTCAATGGGATCGGGACCAAATCTAGTTTCGTCGTAGTTGCTGTAGGTCTTACCGTGTAACCAACGGCTGGGTTTGCCAGTGTCGGGATCAAACCAATCACGAGGATGCCTAAAGTTAGGTTTAGGGCCTTCTCCTCGTTTATAGGCAAGATACTGTTGATCCCAAATGTGTTGACGCTCTTGTAGAGCTTTTTGTTTTACAACCCATTGCTCATGAGGTATTTTTCTAATTAACTGTTTGCTCATATCATCTCTCTAATTTTGCACAACTAATAGGATCGATAGAATATTTCTTTAGTTCCCCAGGTTTCTGCCACCACCAAACCAATCTGCTACTCTTAGGAGCTTTGTCAACAAAAGGTCCTTTGATCATAGTTAGGTTGTTAGAGTCTCCAAATTCTTGAATGTCTCTATCATTCCATACATAGTGTACATCACTGTAAGGTATTTCTTCTTCTTTAAATTCGTATAGTGTTCGCATCACAATGTATCCACCGGGTTTAAGCCAAGTAACTACTTTATCTAGATTTTCTTTGACAAATTCTCTACTGCCGAATTGTATACTACCCAGCACCAATAACACGTCTGCACTTTCAGGTCTGAAATTAATGCTTAATATATCAGCCTGGATGTCGATCATCGGGAACGGTTGCGGATCGAACCCTATTAGATTTTTAATATGTCCTTTGAAACGATTGTGACCGCAACCTACATCGATTACTAGATCGGGATCTAGTGCATTAATTTCATCAATTAAATTCATACCGCTATGTATATAATGCTGAAAGGCCATATAACCATCCCATCTTTTAGGATTAAATTTAGCATTTAATCTTAGTTGTTGATTATCCATACATTCTTCCTACGGAAATTTTAATGGAAGCAGGTTTAGGATCGTCATTAACTGGCAATACTGTAAAGTTTTCGTCAAATATGTTTTCGTCTGCTATAATATTGATCCAGTTAGCTTGTACACGATCTGCAATTCTATGTACAGACTCGTCAACTATTTCGACCTTTTCCTTAAACGCATCGGGTCCACCTTGTCGCTCAATCATGTCTGCAGGGTTGCCGCTGAGCCCTATCTTCTTAAGGGCTTCTCTATCATATCGACTTACACAGATAAACACACTATCAGTATACTCTTCGTAAATTTCTCTAAAAAATTTACAGATCCACCAACCGGAATGTATTTCATATTCTTCTAGTTGGCCTTCCTTATAATTAGTGTCGATTACGGATTTCAGTTCTTGCCATGTTACATCAGTACTAAACTTTACTCGCTTATAAACAGGATCCTGTTCAAAGACTTTTTTAAAGTCGTCTCGCATATAAAGCTCTTCAGCAATGCGTAGTATACCACTACCCGGAGCGCCGAACACAAATACTTTGGTCATAGAGACCTCCATTTCCAAAATAAGCGAATGTTAGATCGTCGCTGCCCTACAAAATTTGAATCCATTCTATCCCTAATTCTAGCACTGCCCTGTGCTAAGGTTACTTCGCCTACAATTTCAAAATCTAGTTCTTTGGCCCACGACTCAACAAGTTCCTTGCTCCAATCGTAGTAGCGTAGATCGCCTTTGTGATCCTTGTCGTGATCGTTTTGATTGGCTCTGAAGTAGGCAACGCCGCCCGGCTTGAGCAAGCGTTTGACTTCTTTGAGTTGTTGCCCTATTAGATCTTCCTCGCCAAAGTTGATACTGCCTAATGCTAGTATAACATCAACTGTGTGATCTGCAAAGTGTTCTTTCAAATCTGTGATGTCTTTGGTAATATCTTCTCGGCATCCTACAACATCGACACCTACTAGATTGTTAATCAAGCCCTTGTATTGATTTAGTCCACAGCCAAGATCAACTACAAGACTAGGATTTAGACTGTTTATTTCCTCTACCATAGTCTTGCCGTTGATAGGATACTTCTCAACTATTTTGGTTAGAAATACCTGTTTAGCATCGTCATCTCTAACTTCATAATTTTTACGAAGCTGAGATACAAATGCTTGTTTAACTGTTTCTACAATATTAGAGTTCATCAACATTAAAATTCTTTGGAAAGTTTTTAAGAACTTCTAGAGTTCTATCAGTAATCGCTCCTGTGATATTTAATGTTGGACGAGGTTCATGGCCGAAGTTTGCGGTTCCGTGTGGAATGTCTCTCCACGGCCACGTAAAGCAGTCACCCTTACGCCAACGCAATAGCTTGTTGCCCTGCTGCCAAATATGTCCTGGTTTTTGATCATTTAGGAACACAATCATGCGGATCATCTTACGCTGATCGTAGTCGCAGTCGGCAAAGCGTTCGTAGTTGCCACGCTGGCCTTTCAGCAATGCCCCAAAGTTATCCAAGTGATAATAGAACATCTGACCGGGATATTGTATATCAACTCTAGACACCGTTGGGATTTCTAAATGAAATAAGTCTACAATCTTTTTAAGTTTACCTACTAACTCTACTTTAGCACGATTGAAAACAATATAAGGGTTATCGCCTTCCGTAACATAACCCCAACGATCAAAGTCGTTCTTCTCCATCTCGTTGTTGTTTTGTAGCCTTGGCTTGCCACGGAGATCAAATGAAAACGGTTTGGCCTGCTCTGTCATATGCTTTACATCATCGGCCCAATCTCCTTCAAATCGTGTTAGCGGAATATACAAAGGGTTTATACAAGTGCCAGTTCGCTGATCATCTACAGTCATATCGAAGTGATAGTTGCTGGTTGCCTTGCACCACTCGTATAAACTATCGTAACCTTGACTGCTCACTGGCGGCTTGGTCACAATGTTCATGTATTCTTCGTAGAAGTTGTTGTCAAAGTTCATAGTTCGTTACCTAAAGGAATCAGCGTTTCAATGCTGTGTACAGTTCGTTTAGTAAAGGCATTGTCAATTAAGTTCAACACAGGATGTACTCCTGTATTTTTATTAGGATTGTAAACAGTAAACAGCGTATGACCTATCAACTGATTAAGTGCGCCAACGGCTGTAGTATTTGCTTCAGCAGTTTCAAGTCTTGTGATGTTTTTGCTTAGACTACCAGGATCAAAATATCTAAACGATTCTTCTTTGGCTTCTAGATCTACCATAGAACAAATGTCTTTAATGCCGCCTTTTATAATTTTTAGGTTTTTTTCAAAGATAAATTTTAGAATGAAAGCATTTTCCAATCTAATCTGACGCTGCATACGCTCGTCGTCTTTGTACCATGTATAAACAGGGAAGCTGATATTCCAACCTCCTAGGTGACTCCACCAATCAAAACAACTTTCATCGGGTGCCCATACTAGAATGATCTTGGCTTTAGGAAAGTATTTGGTGATTGTGTCTAGGTTATAGGCAAACCAATGGCTTTTGATCATCTTAATGCCGTCCCAACTATCGTAGGGTCTTGCAATTTCTCTTACAACCTCTTCTTTAGTTAGTTCGTTTAGGCGATCAAATTCATGACCGTATTCATTGTCAGGTCCGAAGTAGACTCCAAAGTGCCAGCCCATACGTAGAACTTCTTCAGTTTGTGCCTGTTTGTAATAGATGAAGTACTGACGATGATCAGACTTATCTTGACTATTAAGTTCTTTGTGATAGGATAATGCGTTAAGCAGGCCGCTCCACTTACTGCCAGGCGCGCCTGTTGCGAAAATCAAATCCTCGCCTTGGTAGTTTTCAAAATCAAAATTTTCTAGGTTCATACTTTTATGCTCTGTGAATTCAATGCGTTATTGATAAATGCTTTAGTAACAATTGTTTCGTGTCCAGTGATTTGTAGTGTTACTCTTGGAGTATGTCCAGCGTTAGCTGTACAGTGAGGAACATTAGGCCAGTCAAATGTATGTATGTCCCCAGCTCGCCACCCCTGTACGCTTTCGTTGCCAAATTGATAAAAATGTCCAGGAGCCCAGTCTGTTAAGAACACCACTATTCTTTTAACTTGCTGTACTGTTACATCCTTGGGTCTCCACGAAAATGCAGACAATTTATCTATATGCTGTGTAAAGACTTCTCCTGGATACTGAACATGTACCCTAGTCTTTGATACAGGACCTAGCCCAATCATATTGGCCATATCTAAAAACTTTTTAGGTATCTTATCTTCATGTAGCATCCTAAGCAATATAATATTAGGATCACAATTAGCCTTTATTAGGTCATGTTCTTCCTTTTCAATCATAGGACTAAGTGTATATTTTTTGTTATCTAGTCGTGTTCGCCAGGTAGTTGGTTCAGCAGTTTCTAAAACTTCTGCAAGTTCTTGACCCCAGTCACCTTCAAAGCGACCAATACCCTGTAGTTGGTCCCATCGGGGATCAAAGACAGTAGGATCAAAATGATACTGGCTAGACTTTTTAGTAAACTCCCAACTGCTTACTTTGGGCATAGAGAAATTTCTCTTTGATTTCTTGCTAGGTTTAAAAATTCTCTAGTCTTTGCTCCCACTACACCAGTAGTTAACAAACTAACTCTAGGCTTAAGGCTAGCGTTAGCACTTGAATGAGGAACGTGGCGCCAGTCAAATGTGTAAATATCTCCGATGCGCCAGCGTGTATGATTGAAGTTACCGTACTGCATAAAGTGTCCTGGTTCCCAGTCAGTAAGATTAATCATTATTCGCATAATTTTACTAGGATTAGAGGGGTTAAATTTTTCTAATTTATCAATATGCAGACTGAAAACTTGCCCAGTCCATTGAACATGAACTCGATCTTCGCGATTTTCTAAGCCAATCATTTCGCAGATTGCCTTAAACTTAGGAGTTAGGTTGTATTCAAAGTCAGCAATTGGTAAATCAGCTGCTGCGCCTGCTTGAACTAGGTCGTATTCTTCTGCATCGACTAGACTGTTAGGCAGGCCTGTCTTGGCACGATCTCTCCAGGTAACTGTCTTGGCTGTTTCTAGCACTTGGTCAACTTCGTCTTTCCAATCACCGGTTACACGACCGATGCCAATTACTGTATCCCATCGTGGGTCCATAACTTTGGGATCAAAATGGTATGCTGATTTAGCTCGTTGTATTTCCCAATTGCTTAATTTCATTAGATTCTCCAGTGTGTGGATATTTAACCGTAGAGTCCACTGAAGATAAAATAATCACAAACAAAGGTTATTTCAGCGCCTATGAATACAGCAACCCAATAGTTTTTAACTCTAATCCAAATTTGTTTAATCAACCACCAAGCAGCTATAACTCGCAGAGTGTAGAGTATATTGGACTTTATATATTCAATCCAGTGGGGTAGTTCGGCAGCATTAAAATAATAGCCAAAGACAAAAGTGTCGTAGGCAAAACTTAACTGTGCCATAATAAACACCGCCAAGTAGTAAGGCAGATATTTGTTTAGGATTTTTACTATAGGCCCGCTGACTACCAGTCTGTAGGCCACATAGATTATATTTGTAAGTAGAAGTTCCAATTACTTACTAACAATCTCAGGCTTGTAAACTGCTACAACACCGTAGGCTTCGCTTTGCCAGCGGACTAGGTCTTTGAGAGTCTTTTCTTTAGTCAGCTTGTTTAAGACTGCAACAGCGTCTGTTAGATCTTTACCAATCATCCATCCGTACTTACCGGCATCTCGTTCGATGTCCTTCATAGCTTCTGGATCATTGATCATAGCAACTAGTGATGCTCTAACTTTAGTAGCGTTAGGATTACCTTTGTCCATCCATAGAGCCTTTTGTAAGACATCTCGATACTGTTTAACTAGAATATAAGAGTCGTACAATGGACCTTTTGGAGCTTTGCCGTACTTGGCTCGATAGACTTGCTCTAGACTACCAGCTTGAGGATAGTTAGGGTCAATGCCAACCTTGCCAGTTGTTAAGTCAAGCACTCCGTGACTGAACCATAACTTAGCCTCTCCCTTGTCAATCATAGGTTGAACATGCTTGATAAAGGCCGCAGTAGATTCTCGAGTGGCATTTAGTTCTCCACGCATGAAACTTAGTCGGCGCTCACCGGAGTTCATGCCTTTAACGAATGTAGCTTTCTTTTTATAGCAATCTAAATATGCGTCAATGGTTGGTAACTCGCCGCACATTAGCAAAGTAAATGCCATCATATCTGGATTGTTACCAGATCCTGCCGCAAACTTTACCACAGCATCGTTGGCATAGGGATCAAAGTTTGAACGATAGGCAGTTACAATACTTAGATTCATACCACCAATTGGTTCGTAGTCTTTGTAGTTGTAGTCAACTTTTTCAGTTAGAAAACTTTCTGCATTACCCCCGTGACTGACCATAATGGTCTTGGGATCTTTGCGAAGTTCGTTATGGAACTTGTTGAATCCGGGAATATCTCTTGCGCCCGGAATATGCACTAGCACAATCTTTTCACCTAGCTTGGGTTCAAGATGTTTGGCAATGATGCTGGCCCAAACACTGGTACCGGCGCCAGCTTCTTGAGGAATAATCATCTTATAGTCAGCGTGAGCAATACCTGCCACAGCCAACAACATACCTGCTAAAACTTTTTTCATGTTGTCTCCTTTAAACATATTTGATTTTAGTCCTGTTAAAAAACACTCCGTAAATTCCCGCAGCTATCGCTACAGCAATCAGTCCACCACTAATTGGTCTTGTAACAAGATCCGACCAATTGTATAAATTAAAAAATTGTAAAGAAGTAGCTTCAAATCTATCGGCCAGGACAAAGCCAATAATCACTGCTGCTCTACTCAGTTTTAAATATTTGAAGGCTATACCTGCCGCAGCACACAGAGCAAATATAGCATAGTCTTCCCAATAGCCTGTGTACTGTACGCAACTCCATGTCATCACGGCCAACAATGGCCAGAAGTAATAGTGGAAGGGCACATTCATTATCTTAATTGCATAACGAATAAAGAACAAGCTAATGACAAATGTAATAATCATGGCCGCAAAGTAGCTGCCACCTAACATCTTAAAGAATGTCATGTCTGCCAACAACTGCGGTGTGCCTAATTCTATGCCCACATAGACAAACAGGCTCATGATAATGGCTTCAAAGGGTGCAGCTGGGATTCCAAACAATACAGTTGGCACATAGGCTGTAGCTTTCTGTGCGTTGTTAGCACCTTCTGCTCCTATAACTCCTTTGATGTTACCTTCACCAAACGCAATCTTTTCGTTCTTGTTGGCTGCTACTGTTTGTCCATAAGCCATCCAGTCTGCAATGTTGCCACCAACTCCGGGCAGTATACCAATGCCGGCACCGATGGCGCCACCTTTTAATCCGTCCCACTTGTGCTGCCAGCTGTCACGGAAGCCTTGAAATATCTGCGGCCAAATAGATCGGCTGTCTATGGCCACTGTGGCAATCTTAGATCTATAGGCTTCTAGCAATTCCGGAACAGCTAGAAATCCTGCAAGTACAGGAGCAATTTGTATGCCGGCTCCTAGATAATCCCAACCACCGGTGAATCGTGCAGCATTAGTCTGCGGATCAGTACCCACAAGTCCTAGAAAGATACCTATAATAGCAGCAATGATTCCGCGGAACCAATACTCGCTGTTGACAAAAATTATACAGGTAAAAGCCAAGATGATAAAAGCAAACATCTCAGGTATGGCAAAGGCCAAAACTACTTTGGCATAGTAGGGCAAGAATAAGAATACAGCTCCTCCCCAAAGTATGCCGTTGACTGTGGATGTTGTAACTGCTGCGCTGAGTGCTCTTGCACCTTGACCTTGCCTAGCTAGAGGAAATCCGTCCACCATTGTGGCAGCACTGCCACTGGCTCCGGGAATATTCATTACCACGGACGCAAAGCTGTCACCTATGGTACAGGCAACAACTATTGCGGTAGTGAAAATTACCAGCGTATACGGATCATGTAAAAACAAATCAATGAATCCATAAAGTACAACCAGTCCTGTGGCTGCACCTGCTACAGGAATAACACCGATTATAAATCCATATAGCGTACCTGCCAATAACCACATCAAGTATTCAATCATATTAAGTTTAATATCTCTTTAGGAATAAAAGGACTAGACATTCTTTCAGGATGCCACACAATGCCTGCAATATTGTTAAGTATCCATGCTTCACAATTGCCGGCTGAATCTCTGGCTAGGACTTCTGAACCGGTTGGCTCGCGATCTATTTTTAGTGTATGGTAACTATTAACCACTTGCTCGTGGTCATTACATATAATACTATGTTCTGTGTCCATATGCAAGTCCGTTTCACTAACTGTGCCGCCTAAAAGATGTGTTAATAGAAAGCAACCGTGACATATACCTATGATAGGTTTGCCTTTTATTAACATAGCTGTGGCTAGTTTTGTTTCTGTAATTCTTCTTTCTACCGGATCGTTACCTCCAGTAATTATCAGTAGATCAATATCGTTGGCAATGACTTCAAAGTCTTGATCAATCCTATTCTGCACAAAAGAAAGCGTATGATCCTTTAGAAGAGTGTACCACCCGTGTTCTATTGAATCATACGCTCTACCTTTATGGAACAGGACTCGTTGTGTGAGTCCTATTTTCATAAGGTTATGATTACCAACCGTAGGCTTCGGCTACTAACTTACGACCTTCCGGAACTGCTACAGTATTCTTGCAGCTGATGTCGTATAGATCTTTACGCATTTGTGCCACTAAAGATGTAACACGGGCTTGATCTTCGGCACTAGCTAAAAGCTGTTCTAACTTGCGGCCACCGATGTTGGCATGAAAGCCTTCGTCACGAGCAATCTTAGCGTAAGTCTTGCTGATAAACTCATCTTCAACACAGTCGGCCATTTGATCCCATACTGCTTCTGCACGACCTTCAGCAACTAACTGGTAAGCAGCTAGGGCTAGAGGATCTGTTTCTGCTTCGTACTTGGCCAACAAGGCAGCACCCTTGGCTGTTGGCTTTGCTGCTTCGGCGGCAATAGCTGCTTCAACATCTAGAGTTTCGCCAGTGATGTGCTCAATAACTTCTTTGACCATACGGAAGTGATTGGCTTCGTCGTGTGCTTGCTTGGTCAACAGTGCTAGTTCTTCAGCAGGGGTATCTGCAGGCATAGTAGCAATTGATTGTGCAATTTCAACCATGTTCATACGCTCGTTGACCATGCGGCCAATAAAGTGTTCAACTAGTTCTTCTTGGGCAGGTTTACTGTCAAAGTAGGCTTTGACATTTAATTGGCTTGCTTTAAATAGTGCTTGATTGTCTTGTTTGATCTTAGCTACAAACTCTTTTCCTGTTAGCATTTTGTGTCTCCTTGATAACTATATATGCTCGTAGAATAAAAAAATTTACAGAATTGAATATTTTTTTCTATCTTACAGAATTATTTACCAAAAAAAGGAAAATTTTAAATGAACACCAGAATTTTTAATATGATTGCAGAAAAATTAGAGGTAGCCTTTAATTTGCCCAAGTATCAATCTGTTAGAGATTCCCTGTCTAAAGACACTGTAGTCACTGAGTTGCCTTGGACTCCTGCCCGCTTTAAAAAGTTTGAAGACGGTGTAAAAGCCGAACTGCAATTTGACACCATTGATTTCGCCGGCAGTCTTGAAGCCGCAGTAGATCGCTTGGATAAGCGTTACCTAAACAGATTCTTTGGGGAGATTTGGAAGCCAACTACAGAAATTTATCAGTACAGTGGTTGGGGACTTGTTGAAGAAATCAACAAAGCTGATCCTAAAGCGGTATTAGACTTTGGCTGCGGGTACAATCCATTCAAGGGTCGCATCAAGAATCTAGTGGGCATTGATCCCTATAACAACTGTGCAGACTACATGGTTGATATTCTAGAGTTTAAAATAGAACCAGAGAGCTTTGATCACATCATTGTCTTTGGTAGCTTGAACTTTAACAGTCGTGACGAGATTGATGTACGCTTTGAGAAACTAGTCAGCTTCTTGATGCCCGGCGGCAAGATGTACTTTAGAGCTAATCCCGGAATATTATGGCCAAATGGACCTTACGTAGATATTTTTCCCTGGAGTTTTGAAGTTGCCTACGAACTAGCACAGCGTCACAACTTAGATCTTGAAACATTCAAGAAAGACAATAACGATAGACTGTACTTTGTTTATAAGAAAAAGTCTTGATTCCAGATAGCTATCTGAACATCATTCATAGTCTGAGCGTGTACCAAATGGTTGTTAACCCATTCGCGCTCAGACTCTGCTAGATCATCTACAGTCCAATCAAATTGCGTTTTTAGATATTCAGCGTTGAAATTGTATAACTGAATATCTTTTCTTTTACAAAAATCCCGCATCTTTTCATTGTGTTCTGCAATGCGAAACTTCATAGTGACATCGTCTCGGTAGTAAGGTCGATAGTTAGGATAGCTGATGTTCCATCCACCTGCACCGAACCAGCCTTGCTCACAACGATCGTCGGGCCTAAATATCATTATGATAGGCTGTGTTGGCCAAGTATGTGCAATGTAGTCAAGGCCCTCGGAGAAGAAATGACTTTTTACCAGTAGATTACCGTAGCTAGGATTGAACCATTCGTTGACTATTTGTCTTTCAACTTCAGCAACTGCAAGATTTTCTAGTTGATGAAACTGTTCTCCAAGACCGTGCCCCGGGCCAAAGTAAGCACCTGTATGAAATATTTTAGTAGCTAATCGACTAGGTCCAATATGTTGATACTGTCTTTGATCATTGCGATCAGATATATTAAAGTTTAATTTCTTTATAGATTGCAAGACATTTGCAACCCCACTCCATTTACTACCAGGTGCTCCGGTATACCATACTAGGTTATTCATTCGGATACTTCTATTACTAGATGAAATCGATCTTTATCCGAACAGTTCATAGCCGTATGAAATTTCGTAGTATCAGTCCACCAATACGATCCTCGATACAGATGCATTGATTCATTACTAATGACCATAAAATTGTCAGGGTGAGTTATTAACGGCACATGAATTCTTGGTGTTAGATCTCTGTGCCACGAGTAACAGAGTCTAGGACGCATACGCATCACCCTAATTCTTCCTATAATTCGAGGACTAAGTTCAGATAAGAAAGAGTGTAACCAGGCCTGATTGTAACATTGATCTCTCCAATGATTCCAATCTTCTAATTTTACTCCTAGTCTAGTTTTTCCCTCGCCAAAATCAACACTTTGATCATCATTCAATCTTCCTTTTAATCCAAACTGATCAGTATTTGAGTTAACCATATTTTCAATTATAGGATTGAATTGTTCTAGAGCCTGAGTCATATTGACTTTGCCTAAAACTTTAAAGTAATCGCTCATTGTTTAACTCCTACAACCATAAATCGTTTGTAATAGTCTAGGTCTAGAGTCTGACAAAATTTAAAATCTAGAGGATATTTTTGTTTAGTTTCTTCTAGACTTATACAAATATTAGGGTGATCTTTACTTACATAATCGGTGCTGTGAATAAACATTAATGTATTTTGAGGCATACGATTAAACCAACTATGATCTGCAATGTGTTCTGAACTAGGATTAATTACTGCATCATAATCTAGTTTAATGTCATTAACATCTGCTGTTAGATGTTTGAAATTTTTATTAAATCTGTTTAGATGATTAGCAAACTTTTCTAACCTTGCGTCTGGATCAACTTCGGTTATGTTGCGGTAGCCCATCTTCCATAAACAGAAGCTGGTAAAACCAAACCACGAACCTATTACTAATATTCTAGCATCCTTATCACAATATTTTTCTACAGCATCAAGTAACCATGCCTTACCTTGCATCTGCTTGACACGAAATGCATCTCGCATTTCTTTCAAGTCAGTGGATTCGAATACTGCATCGTTGAATAATGCATTCATGACCTCGGGAATATAACCAGCAGGCCTAGTGTAGTCAATAGTGTTAACTGTGTTGCTCATTAAAGTAATTTTTTAACCATGTGTAATTATTAATATTGTGTATATCGTTGTTATCATCTTGTATGTATGTAACTGCATCTAGATATCCCTGGTAAGCCCACGATGCATTATTAGTGCCGTTATCTAGATTGCCACAGTTTTTCCATTGTTCTAAATATGCATCAGCATAATTTAGGCTCGGTCGAGATTTAAAAATTGGAGACATAATTTTGACACAATGTCTAAAGGCAGTCTTCCATGCTTCGTAGGCAGTATTATTGTAATTAGTCTGACTAAAAACTTTTCTAAGAGACATCTTTTTGGCTGTAGCATTTAGACAGAAGTCGCCTTTACTCATATCTTTGTTAATGATCGAGTCTTTCCTCCATAACTTGACTCCTCCTAAATTAGTAGGCATTCTGCTTATCGGGTCAAGAGCATTAAACAATAACAAATCGGCTGGACATTCAATATCCCAAACTAACTCTTCTAGTAGCCAGTTATCTCCGTCAACAGTCCAGAAATAGTCGCTGTCACATAAGTCGTTGCAGGCTAGGTGTACACGATCAATTCCTTTCACCCCGTGTATACGAATTGCACTAGGGTGCAATTCTAGCACTCTTTGCCAATTTGTTTCTTGGTTAGATTCGTTGAAAGAAATAAAAAATATATTTTGCGTCATTGATGCGTTTAAATAGTTGAATATTTAACGCTAGAAGACTGCCTTAACAATATTTTTACTTGCCAAGACTTATATCGTAGATTTTAAATTCAGCACTATTAGTCAAAACAAAATTTATAACATCTGCTATTGCCTGCGGATTTATTTTTGGTTCATCAAATCCTGCAACTCTAGGAACATCTACCCAGCTAGGGCGAATGTTAACCATATGAGGGTGCGGTGCCGATGCTCGCAGTTGTTTAACTGTTTGATCTAGTGCGTGTTTGTAGATAGTATAGGGATGATCGCGTCGTTGTGTAAACTCTGTACCATACGAGCCTATAGTGATTATGGTTTTAGACGGATTGTCTTTCCACGATAACCAAACTTTTCTTAATAGTTCGGTCTGTGCCCAGCCGTGTTGAAACGAATGTGCATTGTTTATAAAGCAGTCACAGTTGATTATTTCAGCTGCAACCCGATCGGTGTCTTTGATGTCCCAACCATTGCTTCTGCTATAACCAAAAACCTCGTAGTTTTTAGCTACGAGGTCTTTGTAAACTGCTGCTCCAATTCCTTTAGAGTGTCCAGTTAGTGCTATTTTCATCCTTTATTTATGAAACAGCATAAGCTGGCACAACATATTCTACTCCGTTAACTTTGATCTTAAAATAGGTACTAGGAGTCGCAGGCAATGCACTAGCAACACCAGCAGCACCTACAGTGCTCTGTTGAGCAACAACGAAGTCAACAGTACCAGTTCCGTTTGGATCTAGTTCGATATCAGTGTTAGTAGTGGATGTTGAGATCTTATTATCTGCAACTCTTAAGAAGCCAGTGTTAAATCCATCGCCAGCAGTTATTGATTGGTTAACTGATAAGCTGCCTGCTGGGATAGTAACGTTTCTAGTGGCGCCGATCAACATTGCTGTTGCACTTGTTCCTGAAGTATCAGTGGTCAAGAAGCGGAAAGCACCAGCAACGTTGCTGCCAGATATACCGCCAACTTCTGTTCTTAAAATAGCAGCAACTGATTGTGCGCTACCGTTGTAACCAGCAAAACGGATGCTACCTATTACATCGTTTGCCTGCACTGCTGTAGGAACAGAAACTGTGCCTCTTGATCTTTCCCAACGCCAGTGATTGTTAGAACTTGCAGTATTATGGAAAGTTTCAGAAAGTAATGGTATGTTAGAGTCGGTATTGCTAAATGTTCTTATTTGACCTTGTGTTGTTGTACCGCCAATTGTAACAGCTATCGATGATAGACTACCAGTAACGTTGCCCACAACATCACCAGTAACGTTGCCTGTAACGTTACCTATTAATTCACCCCTCAACACACCAGCAACACCGTCTACGAGGATTGTAGAATCATCAGCAAACACACTACCTTTAACATCTCCAAAAACTGGACCGGTATGTGTTCCGTTAGTACTACCTGTAACATTGCCAACTAAATTACCAGTAACAGTACCGATAGTTGCATCGCCAACAGTTAGCACTCCTGTGCCAGGATTGTATTTGAAAGTGTCGTCAGTGTAAATTAAATTATCACCAGTTTGATCATCGAAGAAAGAGATGAAGTGATCAGCACTAGTTCCTGTGGTGTTAACTGTAATAGTAGTAGCATTAGATCCAGCAGCGGTAGTAATGGCACTTCCGCCCACTGTAGAACCTGCTGGCAGATTAATGATCGATCCGTTGCCGCTAATTGTAGCATTACCAATCCACAAGGCGTTGTCGCCTTCTGTTAGGTATAGTTTATTAAACTTTCTTATGTAAGAACCTAGGCTATATGTTTCGCTGTTATCGGGTAGTACGTCTCCGCCAATGAACAGCTCATTTTCTACAGTTACATCACTATTAAAGACCACAGAAGGTATAACAGTTATTGCACTAGAGTCAGCTGTATCAATTGTAGATGCAAATACTGTTGTTCCAGTTACACTTGTAGCCGATACTGATGTTGAATTAATTGTAGCTGCATTTAGTACACTTAGAGCTAACGTGTTTGTACTTGGTTGGTACGTTAAACTGGTATCAGTTCGAACACTCTCGTCTCCGTTTGAATTTTGTGTAAATGTAATATAGTGTACAGACGATGATGAGTTAGAAGGAACTAAAGTAACGGTTGATGCTATAGTTGCAGAACTAGCAGTACCAGTTAGATTTCCAATTACGTTACCAGTCAATGATCCAATTAACGCACCTCGTAATACTCCAGATCTAGCATCAACTAATGTTGTTGAATCATCTGCAAATACGCTACCGGTTAGATCTCCGTGGAAAGTACCGTTGGTAGTATTAACTAAAACTGTGCTGTCCGTTCCGATTACATTTCCGGAAACAACAATATTATAAGTATCACCTTCATTAATTCCTAGAGGTTGTCCACCCACTGTTGAGCCTGTTGGAAAATCTATAGCTGTGCCTGTTGATGTAATTACTGCATCGCCTAGATAAAGACTAGATCCGCTAAGATAAAGATCTTTAAATCTACGAGTTGAACTACCTAAATTATAAACTTCGTTAACGTCGGGAATAATATGTCCTTCGGGAACGAATGTACCGTAAACTTGTTTCGTTTCGGAATTAACAATTAATCCAGAATCATCTGCCCACAAGTTTCCTTTAAAACCTTGATCTGCCCCAATTAAACCAATATAATTTGTTAGATTTTGTTGTACCGTTGCATTTAATCTATTGCCAACTAGACTAAATGTAATTCCACTATGTTGTGAATTGTCAGATAGGCTGTCTCCCAAGAACATCTTGGCAGTGGTTGTTCTGGCATCTGCAACACTAAAAGCAGTTACAGGCAAACCACCAGCAGTAGTACCATCGCCTACATAAACGGCTTTTGTTGTTGTATCGTAGACAATTTCACCTACTAACGGGGTAGTTGCCAGCCTATCAGCTGTTGACCCTCTTCTAAGTTGTAAAGGCATTCTTAACTCCTGGAATATTCGAATTCTATGTTATATTTATGCCTTTGTTTCTTTTCCCTAAAGTTAGATTTTTAGTCAAAAAAATAGGCTCCGAAGAGCCTATTAAACTACGTAGATTATGTTACATTGTGGGACCGTTACCGTTCCTAAATCCAACTTCGCCACCTTCTGCTTCGATACGCTTTAACACATCTTCAAACAAAATAGGTGCAAAGTCTGGAGTTTGTTCTACGCATACACAATGATACCGTGGATCGATCTCATCGCTGTACAATACAGTACCTGTCTTAGCATCAACTCCACGAGCTTTTCTTACGCGATTTGCGTGAGTGTGTCCGTGAATGTTAACGCCAAACCGTCCTAAGCTGTCGCTGTGTACAGGAATATGACTTAAGATCATTCCGTTCATAACGTGATATGCTCGTAATTCTCTAAAGTACTGTCTATAATCATCATCACGAAAGATGTCGTGATTTCCGCGGATTAAGACCTTGTCACCGTTTAAGCGAGCCAAAGTAGACAAAGCTCTACGATTAATAACAACATCACCTAAATGATAGACTTTGTCTGAGGGCTTGACCCGTTCGTTCCAGGCTTTGACCATAGCTTCGTCCATTTCGTTGGGATCAGTCCAGGGTCTTAACTTTGTCACTCCGTCTGAACGAGTAAACTTACATACGCCTACGTGTCCAAAGTGAGTGTCGCTTACTAAAAATACGCTAGGCATAATTCACTCCTTATAATTTTAACAACGCCATTGTGGCTGTAGATTCATTCTTTACGCCTACATAATAGGGCCTTGCAGTATAGCCTAAGATTTTATCAAATTTAGGCTTCCCCCAAAATGTGGAATCCCAGCGAAAACCTTCTAATTCTTTAACTGCCTTTTCTATTCTATTAGAATCGGAACTCCAACGATCGATCAGAAAGGCATAGCGATAGCCTTTGTGATACAGATTGTGTCTGCGGTCTAATTTTATCAACCTCATTTTGCCCTCCTTTCATTGTATAGATCTCCGAAATATCAACTCTTGTTTGCTAAACGCTTCCACTTCCCAGGGCATATTCAAATACTTGGTACGTTTAGAGTAGCGTTTGCCTCTCCAAAAGTTAATGCCATTTTTTGCCTTCAGTGTACCCTTGGCCATTTGTTTAACGTGTACCATTTCGTGTGCTAGAGTAACACCCATCTGTGCTAGGGTACCAGGACGTACTACAACAACATAGCTGTCGATACCGTCTAACGGCATTGTCATACCCTCGTTGCCTTCGCCACATTCATTTGCAATTCGAACCAACAAGGCCTTGCGACTACGGGTTAGTCCCAGTTGCTCAATTATGCTGGGAAGAATAGCTTCAACGAACTTCTTTTTGCGTTCACTGCGGGCTTCAACAAGATATTCCATTGGGTTTCCTTTGAACAGTTAATATATTATAACATCAACCGCTCAAAATGTCAACCTCAGCACATTGCGTCTATGTTGCGGCCCTTGTCCAAATCTAGTCGAATATTCCGTGCTACTCGTTCTGCTACAATTTCTTCAAAGTTGCGGCGTTCGACAACCTTGCGGTAGTCTTCTTCTCGCTTCTTTTGGATATTAGTCTGCTCCAAATTGTAGTCACGAATGCGACATTCATCAGCTTTTGAAATGTTCATATGTCACCTTCGTAGTTTTTAGGAACAATAAGTCCAGAATCAAGCACCACACCGTTGATGGTGTGGGCTTCGTTTTCGTCATAGGTCCAACCCAAGTGTTTCATCATCTTGTGCTTGACCAACAGGTTAGGGCTACGAAAGACTTCACAATCGTCAAAGCCCATCATAACACCAACTTCGCAGACTGCGCCACTACGGCAGACACCTGCTACACAATGAACAACCACATTCATACGCTGGTCCAATGCCCGTTGCAGTAGAGCCACAAGTTGTTCAGCCTGAGCATCAGTGACCTTGAACTCTTCTCCCCAAGGGTCGTTCTTTTCAAGATCAAGGAACTCAAACTGGTGAGTCTCTTTGAACTTGTGCATAGGCACAGGAAACTCCATAGCAGGATCGACGATTTGGATCAGTATAGAGTTTTCGCCGGCATTGTGGTGCCGACCTTTAGGAATGTCTCCTAGCGATACATTTTCAATCCAGGGCATATTCTAACTCCTTTGATGTTTTACCACCGAGCTCTTTCCAAACTCGTTGCTTTTCGTAGTATCTAGCCATACCTGGCCAGTCACTGGCAAAGATGCTGAAACTGTATCCAGGGCGCTGGCACCAGGTATTGAACTCTTTGTTAAAGTGTCCACCTGCTCCGCCGCCTGAACCAGTGTGTGCTCGCTGACGACCGGTACTGAAACTGCCACGGCTGAACAAGTCACTACCCAAGTAAACACTGTCGAACTCTTTGGGCCATTCGACCAACCATTCGATCTGACCTTGCCAGCCTGGGTAACCTCGCGGCGCACCTTCAACACGACCTCCCCAATTGGTCACTCCGCCAACTGGACAACTGTGACTGTTACTGACACTGTCGCTCCAACGAAGTTGATGTGTAATCTTCAGAACTTTGGGCACAGGCATATTGCCTGCGTTCTTGCCCCGTCCAAGTTTCATACCAACATTCTTCCAATCGTAGGGATCGCCTAGAGCGGCTTCTGACCAAAACAGATGTTGGTTGTCAATAACCATTTGCATCCATTCGTCAATACTTTGTTCGCGCTCGTAGAGCTCAGCCCACGCCCTATCTTTGACTTCTTCAGCAATCTGTAGCTTTCGTTGTGCATTACGATGTCGTGCCAACTTGCGCAGATGTGCAGTGTATTTTGTTTTGTCTTCGAAGAGCTTGCCGTCTGCATCGCTCTTCCAAACTAGAATTTGACTCATTTCGCTCTCCTGTGTGTGTGTTAAACTTTAAACATTGCCCAAAAGGCAGTTTTACTCAAATCTTCTTCGAACTCCGGATAAACTTCGTTGAGTTTGTTACTGTCAACTCGCGCATATCCCTTGTCCATCTTTTTATCAAAAACTTTGTCCATATTCCAAACGCTATCTGTGACAATTTTAGTCTGTAGCTTTTTACCTCTACGACCCCAGAAAGTTACATAGCTGTGATCACTCCAGCGACTGTCACCATCTTTGAGTTTGATAGCGCCCCAGACCTTGTCGTGATTTTCTTCTTCGTCTCTGCACCAACCAATAAATGCGTAGTCAATCATTTTGACCTCACACATCGATAGGCGTCAGTTTTCAATCCAAGCTGACGAGCAGCATCTTCGCACATTTCTCGTGCTGTCTTTTTGCCCATACGACCCTCTTCCATATGAAACTCACCGAGCGACCGCCAGTCATAGTAGGCCTTCATTTGTCCGCCACGACTGTCGCTAGCGCCTACTACTGTCCAAATCAGTAGAATGTAGATCATTTTATTTTCCAGAGTTCTTAATCAAATACATTGTGACTTCAGGACCTTCGATCTTGATCACATCGCTTGAATACTTGCGAGTTTCCCACCGCCAATCTCCTACGCCTTTTACTGTGATCATCTTAGGTGTAAACTTTACAATGGTACCGATGATCATACTATTACTCTGCGGATAAACTACACAGTCGCCCATTTCGAGATTGCGACCCAATTTGTCGGGATGTTTGTGTTCTGATTTTGTTGTCATATAATTGAAAAGAAAAAGATAACAACTGCCGCAATTGGATGCCCAAACAACAGCGCCATCATTGCTAGGATGGTTCCAAAGAACACTTTGTCTTCCATATTACAACCTGTATGAAATACGACCTTTGGTAAGATCGTATGGGCTGACTTCAACCTTGACTTTGTCTCCAAGGATGATACGAATTTTGTGTTGTTTGAGTTTACCGCTGGTATAGCAGAGCATCACAGTAGCCATATTGTCTACTTTTACTCTGAACATATTACCAGGTAGAACTTCTTCTACAATACCGGTTAATTCAATTACATCTTCTTTGGCCATAATAGGTCGAAATTACCTTTCAATACAGTTGAACACTTAGCTGACAATCCTGTCAAATGATCTTGTACACGATCGTCCTGAAATCTGTAAGTGCGAATTTTGTCTCCTCGCATCCCAGACCCTACCTGCTGTTTTCTATTGCTTGCTATGTTACTATTATAACATCGTTCTGCGGCTGTGTCAACCGCAGTTTGGACGGCAGTCATCGCCTGTTCAAAACTGTTCTGTCGGCTGCGACATTGTGCAGTGGCAACTACACCACTAGGCGTGTGAGTTATCCGGCAACTATTTTGGTGCTTGTTACGATGTTGTCCACCAGCACCTGTACCGCTGTACCATTCTACTCGTAAATCGCAGTCTGGTATAGAGGAGGGTCCAATTCCCTCAATGCGGTCTATGACGGCAACGGTTACGGTACTGGTATGAACACGACCTTTTCGTTCTGTTGGCGGCACACGCTGTATTCGGTGTCCACCTGGCTCGTTGTCTAAGCCTGATAAATCTGCGCCCTCAACTAGTAAACTGCATTCGCCAAGACGCACATCTATAAGGCGGGTAGTTCA